CGGGACGATGTCCACGGCGGTCACATCGTTGTGCTGTGATAGCAGGACCGCAAGAGAAAGGCCTACATAGCCAGTACCGGCTACGGCGATCTTTTTCCTCTCAACAGCAACCGGCTCCGCCTCATCGTCTACAATAACATCCAAAGGCTGAAAGCCCAGGACCGCACATAGAGAAAGAAGCTGATCCACGGACGGGCTGTAATCTCCAGACTCAAGGCGCGATAAAATAGAACGGTTTATATTGGCTTTATCCGCAAGAGCAGTCTGAGAAAGCTTGAGTGTCTTTCTTCTGCTGGCCACTGTTTCGGATAGCAGTTTCAAAGATAAATGTTTCATCGAAACCTCCTGTTGCTAATAGCGTCAACTTTACCCAACAAGCAACGCATCTATTGTAGCAACTATCGTTCCTAAAATCAATAGTTTTGTTGCAGATAAGGTGTGAAAACTTCATGAATCTCCACATTTTCTGTGTTAATCTGTTGCTATTAGCGTCAGCCGATTTGTTTATTATGTCGCTATCAACGACAAAAAGCCCACCTGCTCCGTTTTCAAGCTAGGAATCTCTCCCAAACCAGAAAGCAAAGCAGGTGGACAAGCAACTTTACTCAACCGCAATCCCGTCCCCGTTCACCACAATCTTCATCGCGGACTCGCTGACTGCCAGCAGTTCATCTTCTTTCACGTTCCGTCCCTTGCAACCAGAGCCTTTCCGCTTCTCCCGGCAAATCCAGGTTTTGATCTTCATCCCGCCAGGACCATTGACCGTCCTTCTGGTCATAGGCGCTCCGCACTCGCCGCAGAAGACTTTCCCGTATAAAAAATGTGGCTGACCACCTCTGTGACCAACCACTTCTTCGATCTTCTTATTTTCTTCCAGTTTTGCTTGCGCCGCGTCCCACACATCCCTGCTCACAATCGGCTCATGATCATCTGTCAGGTAGTTGCTCTCATACGGAATTTTCGGATCCGGCTTCTTGGTGATGAAGTTCCTCGGCGGCTGCTTTTGGAGCAGCTTATCGCCTTTGTAGGTTTCGTTTTTCAAAATGTAAATGATGGTATTTCGGTTAAGCGGAGCACCTTTCCTGTTCTTCACCCCGATGCCCGTAAGCGTCCTGATGATTTCTTCTACAGTCTTTCCCTCAAGGAACAGGGCGTAAATTAACCGCACAGCGTCGGCATACTGGTTTGGCACCAGCTTCCCGTCAACAGTGTCGTAACCGAGAATGCGGTTATTGCCCAGGTTGAACTCACCCCTCTTGTACCGCTCCCTATAACCCCACTGGATGTTCTCGGAAATGCTCCTGCTTTCATTCTCCGCGATGGCGGACATGAGGGAAAAGATGAAGGAACTGGTTGGATCATCCGTTCTCAGGTTTTCCTTCTCGAATTCTACAGTCACATTCCTTGTTCGGAGCAGGTCCGTGTACTTCTTGCACTCCGCAACATTGCGGGAGAAGCGGCTGACGCTCTTGCAGAGGATCCGGTCGATCCTACCCGCCAAGGCATCATCGATCATTTTCATAAACTTTGGCCGTTTCTCCGCGCTGAGACCGGAAAGGCTGTCAGCGTACACACCCACAAGCTCCCAGTCGGACCGAAGGCTGACGAGCTCGGTGTATGCTTCCCGCTGCGTCTCTAGGCTGTCTTCCTGTGTTTCCAGATCCTTACTTACGCGGCAGTAAACCGCAATCCGTGTCTTGTCGTAGCTTTTCTGCGCTTTAATCCTTGTAATCCTCATTTATGCCTCCACGGGCTGTCCAAGCCCCATCAGATTCCTGTACTTGTTCGGCTTCTCGCCTGCCCTGATTCTGTCAAGAAAAGCGTTATAGAAATCAGAGTAGCTGGAAGGCTCATACTGCTTCTTTGCAAACTCCATTTCCACAACGCTTGTGTCTCCGTCCCGCCAGTGGATGGTCACCTTGTTTTCTCCCAGCTCGATGCTCTCCATCGAGTCATCCCGCCAGTAATAATCGACCTGTTCCTTCCGCTCTCCGTACTTATCGGCATAGGCCTCGATCATCGCCGCATCAAGATTATTCTGGATGATGAGGTAATCGCCACATCCACCCTCGCTGTAGCATCCCCAGCCACCATTCTGGATCTTTTCGCCGTCGTAGTAAAAGTTGTTCAGGCTTCCATGAATCAGAGGCTTACCGCAGTGAGGGCAGCGGAGCATTTCCCCGTATGGGTAGGAACTGTTTCCATTCCGCACATCCCGCATGGTTCTGATCGTCTGTGCCTGGTCGAAAATGTGCCGGTCCACGATGGCGGCGTGCGCATCCTTCACATGATACTGTGCGACCTTGCCATCCCTATTGAGGATCTGTTTGTGGGTGAGATGGTCTTCAACGTAGGTTTTCTGTAAAATCACGTCGCCGACGTACTTCTCGTTTTTGATCATCCGGTCAATCTGGAGGCGCTTCCAGCTGTTTCCGGCAGGAGGCTTGACGCCTCTTTCGGACATGTCAGCCAGAATGCTCTGCGGCATCTCCCCATGCACAAACCGCTCAAAGACCTCCCTCACAACTGCCGCCTCATCTTCCTGGATCAGGAACAGCTCCTCATCTGTGTGGTAGAAGCCATAAAGGGGAACCTTTACCTCATATCCTGCTTCAAACCGCTTTCGAATACCCCACTTGACGTTCTCGGAAATACTCCGGCTTTCCTCCTGCGCGAAGGAGCACATGATGGTGAATACCATTTCCGACAGGGAGTCCGCAGTATCGATGTTCTCTTTCTCGAAGTACAACTGGACACCGCACTTTCTTAGTTCCCGATACGTTTGGAGGGCATCGACCGTGTTTCTGGCAAACCGGCTCACACTCTTGGTGATGATGTAATCGATCAGTCCGGCCTTGCAGTCTTCGATCATTTCAAGGAACTTGACTCTATGCTTCATCGATGTACCGCTCAGACCCTCGTCTGCGTAAATACTTACGAGATCCCAGTCGCCACGCTGAGCGGCCCGGAAGCGGAATGCCTCCATCTGGTTTTCCAGGCTTTCCAGCTGCGCGTCCTTGTCTGTACTCACGCGGCAGTATGCGGCGACTCGCTTTCTTCGGACATCCTGCTGCTTCTCAATTCTCGTTACTGTGCTCATGCGCTCCTCCTCATCCGCTCCTGTACCCGGTCGAAAAGCTCCGGGCTCACAATTGGCTCATGATGCTCTTCAATGTAAATCCTGTCCCGGAAGCCTTTGTTTTCAACCTGTTTGCCGGGAACAATGCAAATTGTTCTGTGGGAGTGGTAATCTCCCTTGTAGACCACATTTGAGAGAAGGTACTTCAGCCTATTCCGGCTCCAGGTAATGTCTCCCATCTCATTCAGCGCCTTCCGGATCTCTGCGTTGGTCTTTCCTTCATCCGCCATCTCGAACGCCTTTCTGACGAGCGGGGCTTCTTCCTCATCAATGACCCATTTGTGATCCCCGCCGTTTTTGTAGCCGAAGGAAATCCTGCCAAAAGGCCTGCCCTCAAGCGTATACTGCTCATGCGCCATAAGCGTATGACGGCTGATGCTGCGGCTTTCCTCTTCCGCAAAAGCGGCAAATATGTTCAGGATCAAGGCGCTCTTTTCATCGTTGGAGTTGAGGTTCTGCTCTTCAAACAGAATATTTACACCGAGACTGTTCAGCTCCCTGATCATCTCCGCACATTCCGCCATATTACGGGCGAATCGTGAAATGGACTTTGTGAGGATGAGATTGACCTTTCCGGCCCTGCAATCGTCCAGAAGACGCTGGAGTCCGGGACGGCCTTCTTTCTTCAGCCCGCTCCTGCCTTTATCACCGTAGATGTCCACAAGCTCCATGGTAGGGTTCGATTCGATGAGGTCTTTGAAGTACTGCTCCTGCAGTTCGTAGGAGCCTTCCTGCGTTTCCATATCCGTGCTCACACGGCAGTAGGCCGCTGTTTTGATCTTATCCATTCTGGTCTCCTTTCCAGCGTTTCCTGCTGTTTTCCTCCCCTTGGGGCAGGTCTATACATCACTCTTTATCGACTACATAGCAACCGTTTTAGCGATATTTCTACCTTATATAAGCGGGAAATATGCGGGTCTTATTGAACGATTTTTCCGGCTACTATCGGCGCGGAATTTGTTCAGTATGGACAGTTATTTCCCGGTTGATTTCGATGTAAAAAAGCGAGAGGGAGCGGTAATGCTCCCCCTCAAAAAGTCAAATTCTCTTCGCGTAAGCCAGGCTGATCCAGCCGTTACGCTGCTCCTTATAGGCTTTCAGCAGGCCCCAGCCGTTTTCCTCATCGACGATGGTATAGACACCCGGCTCGATATAGCCGTAAGACGCATAGGAAGTGGACGGGCCTTTCCGGTAGTTCAGATCAGTAATGGTGATCCGGACAAGATACGGGGTAAAGGTCGTCTGGACTGCAGGATATACCTGGTTACCGTTATCATCGAAAGCAGCATATCCCGGATTTGCGTCCACACAGTTCTTAGCATTCTGGAAAACTGTAAAAGCGCCGATCTGCGAGGACTTGTCGCTCCAGCTCTTCCTGACGCGATAGTATTTAGTGGTGGAAGGGCTGGACGGAGTTGTAGGCGTGACGGCCGATCCAGCAGCATCATATGCGGGCCGTCCATAACCGAGGATGCGACTGTTGTTTAGCGCGTAACTCCGGCGTGCAACCTGGTCGCTTGTGTTGCCCTCGATGGTGTAAACCTTACTGCCATCCACCTTTTCCACGATTCCCGTATGGGAGCTATTGTCAATGCTCGTACCGAAGAAGATCTGGTCGCCGGGTTTAGGATTACTGGTATGGAACTGCCCCTTGTTTTTGTAGTACCGCAGAGAGTAGGTACATCCCGCTCCGGCGCTCTTTTCCGGCTGACATGTCAGTCGCAACGCATTCTCATAGCCGAAAGCAGTCAGGAAGCACCAGTCCACGAACATATCGCACCAGGCATAGCCGTTCTTCTTGCTGTTGTACCAGTTCGGATACTTCTGGTCGAAGTCACGAGCGTACTTGGTGTAGTTAGCGGACCCGGCGTTTGCCGTTTTGTCATCTAGGTTGGAATTGCTCGCCTTCTCTTTGTAACCAAGTTCTCCGATTGCCACAGCGATGAGCTTATCGGCTGTACAGCCGGTCTTATAATCCTGCGTATCTTCCGTCGGGGTATGCGGAGCGTCCATACCATATTTCTTGAGGAACTCCTCTCCGTAGGCTGCCCTCTTCTCCTGCGCCTTCTCGCTCTGATCGGCGGGACGCTCGAATTTCAGCAAGACGGCATCGGAAGCTTCCCGGACGGTCTTTGCCGTGGTCAGCGTCTTCCAAATTGAGGTGTACTCTTCCTTCATCATCTTGAGGAAGTGATCCACCTGCATATCCCGGTCGCCAATCGAAGCCCCTCTCTCCTTCGCATAGTTCAGCAGGCTTTCTTTGATCGACCAGAAGGTGGCCTGGTACAGACCGTAGCCAGCCTTATCCTGAACAAAGTTGGTATAGGAGCCGTTGTCTACTGCCGCCGTGTACTGCTCGTCCATCATGCCGAGGGACTTCTCAAAAATGTTCTGGAGATTATTAGAACGAAGACTGCTCTCTGCCATAAAGTTTCCCATGACGCCAGCGACACCGAAGGGATTCTGAATAGCAGCATACAGCCGATCCCAGATAGCTTTTTCATTGTCAGCGTCCGACTCACTGGACAAAGTGGCAGGTTCACTGGAAGGAGCGGTTTCCGCAGCAAGGATCGCCGCCACATCGTTCCGCACAGTCTCCATGGTAACGCCGTTCTTCCGGCTCCAATGTTGGATATCCCC